CTTATAGGGAAGTGTGTTGTAGCAGGTAATGTAAGAAGAACTGCTGAGATTGTATTTGGAGATCCTCACTCAGAAGAATATTTAGATTTAAAAAACTATGAAGTAAACCCACACAGAGACCAATATGGATGGACAAGTAATAATAGTGTGTTTGCAGAACTTGGTATGGATTATACTGAAGCTGCTAAACGAATAGTGGATAATGGTGAACCAGGTTTTGCTTGGTTAGATAATATGAGAAAATATTCTCGTATGAAGAATGGTGGAGATAATAAAGACCATAGAGCTGCTGGTGGTAATCCTTGTTTAGAACAAACATTGGAGTCATATGAGTTATGTTGTTTAGTTGAAACTTTTCCTGATAATCATGATGACTTTGAAGATTATGCGAGGACACTAAAGTATGCTTATCTATATGCAAAAACAGTAACACTTGGTAGAACTCATTGGTCAGAAACCAATAGAGTTATGTTAAGAAACAGACGTATAGGTTGTAGTGTAAGTGGTGTCGCACAATTCATTACTCATAGAGGATTGGGAACATTAAAGGAGTGGTTAAATGATGGATACGATGTCATACAGGAATGGGATGATATGTACTCTGATTGGTTTGCTGTACCAAACTCAATTAAAACTACTTCGGTTAAACCAAGTGGAACAGTTTCATTGTTGGCTGGCGCTACTCCAGGTTTACATTATCCCGAAAGTAGATTTTATATTAGAAGAATTAGAGTTTCTAAACATTCAGAATTATTAGAACCTATGAAAAAATCAGGTTATAAAATAGAGCCCGCTTTTGGTTCAGAAGATACAACAATGGTTGTAGAAGTGCCGGTGGACGTAGGAGAGGGAATAAGAACAGCAGCTGAACTTTCGATTTGGGAACAATTCAGTTTAGCTGCTTTTCTTCAACGTCATTGGGCAGACAATCAAGTAAGTTGTACGGTTACATTCAATCCAGAAACAGAGGGTGAACAAATTGCACCCGCTTTGAATTATTATCAATATCATCTAAAAGGTATTTCCCTTTTACCAAGACATGATTACGGAGCATATCCACAAATGCCGTATGAAGCTATAGATGAGAAAGAATACAATAAACAAGTTAAAAAACTTAGTAAACTTTCATTTGGTGTAATCAAACACGAAGAAGCAGAAGTAGATAAGTTCTGTAACAATGATTCGTGTGAGATAATCCCAACGACAGGAGATAATGATGATCAAGATTTTGCTAATTAAAATTGCGGACAGGCAGATGGCGCACCTGTGGAAAAATGCGTCTTAACTTCGTTAACGAAACAAAACAAGGAGACGTTTTATGAATAAACGTAATCTATTATCTTCGTTGCTAGTATTTCTAATGCCGATTTTCCTAGTTGGACAATCAGTAGTAGGAGTTGTTAGTGGTGAAGGTAAACCTTTGGTTGGCGCAAACGTTGTAATCGAAGGTACAAACTTAGGAGCAGTATCAGATAATGATGGTTTCTATAGTATTGATGTACCTGTTGGAGATTATAATGTAATTGCCTCATTCATAGGGTATTCATCTGTGACTAATGCTGTTACGGTGGATTCAAGTGATGTAATAGTTGATTTCACATTAGTGATAGATGCTATTGCGATGTCAGCATTAGAGGTTCTTGCTTCTCGTGCTGATGAAACAACACCTGTTGCGTATACAAATGTAAGTAAAGCTGAAATGGAAGTGAGATTAGGTTCTCAGGATATTCCAATGATTCTTAATACTACTCCATCTGTATATGCTACACAACAAGGTGGTGGTGCTGGTGATGCTCGTATTAATGTG